TTCTTGAGCCTCATAAGATACAAGCGGCTTTAGCTGAATCAATTTTAATAGATAGCCCACAGATACCTGACTACGCTAAAGGCATTGAACTATTAATGCTGTTAGCTTCAGTAGTCGCAGTATGGGTTTTTATTAATTCTTTAGGTATTACGTTAGGCATCAGTCTTTTTGCCTTAACCATGTTAGGTAATGCTTACTTAGGTTTTTATTTAATACAGAAAGGTCTGCTGATTGATGTAACGTGGACATTGATATGTCAGTTTATAACCGGTGCTACAGCGTTTTACTTACGTTTTAGAGAGCAGTACAAGCTACGGCAACAAGTTAAAAGACAGTTTGGTAAATACCTTGATCCTCGTATGGTTAAGAAGCTACAAGACAATCCTGAGTTGTGTAAGGTAAATGGCAACAGAGTTGAATGTAGTATCATCTTTACCGACCTACGAGGATTTACTAGCCTATCAGAGTCAGTAGAACCAGAGATGGTGACATACATAATGAATAACGTACTAGATGTACAGGTTAAAGCGGCTAATAAATTCTTTGGCTGTACGGATAAGTTTATTGGCGATGCAGGTATGTTTCACTGGAATACCATTATTCCTCAACCTGATCATTACAATTTAGCCTTACAAGCCGCTAAAGAAATAGAAAAAAATATTATAGAATTAAACTCAGTATTTAAATCAGAAGGTATACCAGAAGTAGCAATAGGTATAGGAGTTAATTCTGGTACTTGCATAGCAGGTAACTTTGGAGCAACCGATAGGTTTGCATTTAGTTTGATAGGTGATCCTTGCAACGTAGCCGCTAGATTAGAATCAAGCACTAAGGTAGCCGGTGTAGGTACATTGATAGGCGAAGAAACTGCTAAATATTCATGCTATCCTTTAAGAGAATTAGAACCTATCGAGGTCAAAGGTAAAGCAAAACCGCTGAAGGTTTATACTTGGAATAATGTTTAAACATATTAAAAATACGCTGCTGGCTCGCTGCTGGTGTTTAAACAGAAAATAAATAGTGTATACTTTATATTATGAGAAATTACAGAAAAGAATACGACAATTATCAAGGCACTAAAGAACAAAAGAAAGATCGTGCCGGAAGAAATAAAGCTCGTAGACGTTTGACAAAATCTGGCAGAGTCGAAAAAGGTGACGGTAAAGACATAGATCACAAAGATCGTAACCCTAGAAATAACAATAAAAAGAATTTAAGGGTAGTATCTAAATCTAAAAATAGATCGTTTAAACGAAAATAAAGTATTTATATGGCAGTTAAAAAAAAGAAAAAATCAACTGTAAATAAAGCAGGTAACTACACTAAACCTACCATGCGTAAAAATCTTTTTAATAGGATTAAAGCAGGTACTAAAGGTGGTAAAGCCGGTCAATGGTCTGCTCGTAAAGCACAATTATTAGCTAATAAGTATAAAAAAGCAGGGGGAGGTTATAAATGAAAGGCGTTAAACATTATAAAAGAGACGGCACTGAGCATAAAGGCAGTTCTCACAAAATGTCTGATGGTACTTTGCATACAAATAAAGCACACACTAAAACAAGTGTTAAACTTTTTCATCTTAAAGACTTATCTAAAAAAGCCAAAATAAAAGCTAAAAAAAGAAAATAACAATGGCACTTAAAAAGTCTCAGAAATCTTTAAAGAAATGGACAAAACAAGAGTGGCGAACTCCTAGCGGTAAAAAATCCTCAAAGACCGGTGAAGTCTATGCTCCTTCAGCTACTATAAAAAATCTCAAATCAACTCCCGCAGGGAGAAAGAAATTAGCATTAGCTAATAAAAAGAAACGAGAGGCTACTAAAAAAGGTAAGCAACACGCTAAACACGGCTTACATAAAGGAAAGAGACGATAATGGCTACAAGAAAACCAGCAAATCCTATACGCAAGACGACTAAGGGTAAAGGTGCTAATTATCGTCCTACTAAGTCTGGTGCAGGCATGACTAAGAAAGGAGTAGCCGCTTATCGCAAAGCAAATCCTACTTCTAAGTTAAAAACTGCTGTTACAGGTAAAGTTAAAAAGGGAAGTAAAGCCGCAAAACGTAGGAAGTCTTACTGCGCTAGATCAGCAGGACAACTTAAAAAAAGTTCGGCAAAAACTAGAAATGATCCTAATTCAAGAATAAGACAAGCCCGTAGAAGATGGAAATGTTCGTAAAGAAAATTGATGATAGTAGTCTATTCACCAATAGGAGCATTATACGCTCCAGTGGTATTCTCTATGTTTAAACAATACCAGCAGGCCCGCAGCAGGCCCAGTTGCTATGTTTAAACCTTCTATTATCCTTGCAGCAACTCTTTTTTTAACGCTGGGAGCGTTTAAACTTTATTATGACAAATCTGAAGCAGAGAAAGAAATGTTGGCTACGCAATTACAACAGGCAATGAATAACCAATTGTTATTAGAAAAATCTATCGAAAAACAAAATCAACAAATAGTTAATCAACTGAACAAAGAAAAACAAACGCAAGAACAGATCACAAGTTTGACAGAAAAAAACAATGAAGCTCAACTAGAAGTGAACCGATTGAAGAATACATTCGCTAAACATGATTTAAACATGCTCTCTATGGCAAAACCAAAGCTCATAGAACGCATAATAAACAAAGGTACGGCAAAAGTAGGTAGAGAATTAGAAGCACTTACAGAGCCAAATCAATTCGATGAAAAAATTATTACTGATAACGCTAATACTGACTAGCGGTTGCTCAAGTCTTGGCTCAAGGTTTACACCTCCAGAGGTTAAACCTGTTGAGATTATAACTGTTGAGAAACCCGCACCGATGTATCATCCTCCATTGCCAAATAAGATTGTTGCTATGCCCGTAGAATGGAAAGTTCTAACACCGGATACAATGAAAGAATATCTTGATGATTTAAATAAAGGCGAAGCGCCATCTCAGGCTTTTTACGGATTGTCCAATAAAGGATATGAGAATTTGTCAAACAACATGGCAGAGGTAAAAAGATACATCAGACAAACTTTATCAGTAATAGAATATTATCGTGAATTAGATAGTGAAAAAGATTAAAAGTAATAAGAGATTTTTTTAGCAAAATATCCATCTCTTTTTCTTCTAGCTACCCTTCTATTTTTTATTTTTTGAGTTTCTACGCTACACGTTTCTTTTAAAATTTTATTAGTTATTTTAAAAATTTGATAAGTATCTTCAACTATATGTAAGTCATCCCTGAGATCTACATAATGCTTTGCTTCTTGTAACACACTATGCGGCACGGAATGAGTAGTCATAGCGAAATCATCAACACCTCCTGATGCTTCGTGTCGATGTCCATCTCCAAAATCCATTTTAAACAATTCTTGATTTTGTTTTGTGTGATGTATGCTAGAACATTTTTTAGAACAATAAATCTGTTTCTTTGTATATTCTTTACTACATTCTAAGCATTTTCTTTTTTTATCTTTCATTTCTTTTTATACAATACCATTTAATGTAATCAAGTTCCTCTTTGTTTCGGATATTCAAATACGTTTAAACGTTGATTATTTTTAACGAAGATTTTTTTCAATCGTTTTGTTTCTTTTTTATTCTTACCTAGTATATAAGCGTATTTATGTTTTTTTGCTGAAACTCTGCTTTTACATCTTTTTTTGTGATCAGATCTTTCATCTTTTAATATCTTTTCTGTTTCATCTGGAATTGCTTGCCAATCTACTTTTCTATATTGATTTCTTGTGCCGACAAATTTGTACCATTCTTTTTGCCATTCAATACCTAACTGCTTCGCGTACCTGACTATTTGACTTCTATCGTTAAAGCCAACGTCACCAAACCATCCTCTCTTAGGATTATCTGGATCAAGATATTGTTTGGTAGAACCAAATCTTTGCCCTAAGTAATAGAAATTACAGGCTTGATATATTGTTCCTAGCTCTTTTGCCTCTGGATCAGAATAAGCCGTAAATATTCTAAAATCAGTATATCTAACCATCCATTTGATTGATTGCATAAGAAGCCAAGAAGCTGTATTTACTGGCGACCAAGATATGCAAGCACCTCTAGCTATTAACTTTTCTTTATTCTTGTACTCAACTCCAAGAAGATTAGAGAAGGCATTAGGTGTTGCCATAATTATTACACCAACTAAAACTCCCTGCCATCTAGCCGTAAATCTATGCGTGATTGACATAGGCATCTTTCCTAACCATTCATGCCTCTCGATAAATTGTTTAATCTCTCCACATTTATTTTTTTCTTCTGGTGCAACATGTTCAAAATCAAAGTCAGAGACTTTTATTAAACTTGCTTCTTCTTTTTTTATACCAAAATTAAATAAGTCTTGCTCTAAATTATTAAGTCTAATGTCATACTGCCAACAATGCTCTTTGTTGTAACTTTCATATCTTTCTATAACATTGCTTTTTTTGTTTTCAAACGAGCTGAACAAATCTTTTTGTTCACTCATTGCCATTTAATTGCTTTATCGGTAAAGGCATCTTCGGTATTGATTTGAATATGATTGCCGTTCAGAAAAACCGGATTTTCCTCAGATAAATCGAAAGTTCTTAAAGTATTTTTTGGGTACATACCAATATAAACTTCTACCGGTCTGTTGGCAAAAATAATTCTTAATAGAGTAATAATTTCGTTATTATCTAAGTCATTGACTAATTCATGTAAGTCTACTTTGCTCATTAGCTTTTTCTCTTTTCAATTTTTAAATCATGCTCAAGTGCATTAATTACTCGCTCTACTGTGTTGATCTTTGGCATATGAATATCTCTTTCCAAGCATGAAAGATAATGTTTAGACATACCGGCTTTCTCTCCTAACGATTGAAGTGTTTCTTTTTTCTCGTTTCTTAGCTTTCTAATCTTCTTACCCCATGTATCACTCATATTATTTCCTTTTTAAAAAATCTTCTAAATGTAAGTTTAAACGTTGTTGAGCAGAGGCACTGGTTTTCAAATCTGATCTGCTACCGATGCGACAAACAGACCTAATAACACGAGCGCATAGTTCTTCATCAGATAAATCCAACTGTTTTTGACCAAAAGACCTCTGGACGACTCCCCATGTTTCTGCGTTTAAACGTACCCAATTTTGATAATCTGAATCTTTACAAATTAAACATGCTCTTGATAAAGCTCTCTCACCTTCGTTTTTTGCTTTAGCTTGTACTGGTTCTTCTTGATCATTTATCTGAACACAAGCAACCATGTATCTTGAGCCTATTGCAGATACAGCCATATCCGGTGGTATATCATCTGGATGTAAGACAAAAGATAAAACAACACCATCTTTCGTTTGTCTATAAGCATATTTTTTGGCTTCAAAATGTTCAGCCATATTTTCTATTTCATTTCTCATTAAAATACTCCCAATTTCTTTTTGCCCAAGCAATAGGATCGAGTCCCTGCAATGCCCACCATTGCGATTCATTGCCATGTGCATGTAAATTAAAATGATGTTCTTGACACAATGGTACTGCCCATTGATCACCTGTTCTTCTCATGCCCCTTAAACCTTGAGCATGAGTTAAATGATGCGCTTGTGGCGGTCTTTGACAAACCAAACAACCATGCTCACGAACATCTGCTAAATAGCGTTGGCTTCTAACTTTATCAGCCCATTCTTTATTCATAATCTCTGGGTGTTAGCTCTGATAAGTTTGTTCTATCCGATTGTTTGCTCGTTTGTTCTCTGGTTCTAAAAAAACCATTGTACTGAGGAAACATTCGCATAAATCTTCTGGCATAAAAAGCACGATAGTTATTATTTAACTTAAAACTACATACATCTTTAGTGCCGAGCGTGTCAAATTCCCAACGTATTCTTTCAAATACTGCGTTTACACTATAATTATTAAATCCTTTATGAATTCTATCCAATGTAAACTGAATAAATAAATCCCAAACTCTTGGATTTTCATTGTGAAAACGTTGTACTTGTTCTTTCATCTCATCATGTCTTGTTGTACTCATATTGCCTCCAAACGTTTAAATTCTTGCTACCATTTTTTACACTGAGTCGTAGCTTCTCAGGGCTTGATTTTAAGACTGGTTCCAATCCTGTCCTTCATGTTTTGAAAAATTTAGGAAACTAATAGGATAAAAAACCTAAACTTTTCTGGCACCTCATTTTAAGCCGTTTAAACATTAAAACGGTATATCATCTTCCGTTATTTCATTATTTGCATTATTTGTTGCATTAGAACTTGTTGCTTGTTGATTATCTTTTGGCTTGAACCTAAGTCCTTGCCATCTTTCTTGATCATCATTCTTTGTCCCAACATTGGTGTAGGCATCAACCCAATACTCGACACCACCAATTAAAGCGTTACCTCGCATTGGCGCGTGCCAATCTTCTGTCTTGTTTTTGTTTTTAAAAATACTACCACTATTATCTTTCATTTCGTAAGCCATTATTTAGTTTCCTTTTTTAACATTTCTTCACGTTTCAACGACATATTACCTAGCCACACTTGCCATGCAGTAGGTGATACTTTCCCTTTTATATTTTTTAAATCTTCGATTGCTTGTTTCCAGATTTCTTCTACTTTCTTCAAATTGACCGCTACATCCATATCCGTAAGGGCTTTTTCTGAAATTCTTATAAATTTTTCACCGTCATTTTGATCTTCAAGTCCAAAAATTTCTTTTGCTTCTTCTATAAATTCTTCTTCATTTTTCTTCGCCAAGCCTTTTTCTTCCATTGATTCTTTCAAATCTTTAGCCGTCTTCGGTTTAGGCACTGGATCTTTTTTCTTTTCTACTTTTTTTGATTCTGGTGCTGATGGAAGATCTTCACCGGCATAAATATAGAATCCCAAGCCGAACATTGCCATGCATTTTGTAAGGCAACGCATTTTTGTATTGGATATATCAAGAGAATTTGGCTGATTGATTGCCTTCATTTTGAAATCCATAACCGGCAACCACATCTTTCTGCTCAATACACCGCTGTCACCATCTATCTCAATAGTGCAATGAACCGTTTCAGAACCATCTTGATGCCATTGGTTATCTTCAAAAACGTACCTTGCCGATGGATAATTATCCATAAGAATACCCCAAGCCCAAGCCCACGAGAGATAAGACAATCCCATTTTATTCTTTACTTGATCGTTGCAATCAAGAGTAGAGAGCGTTTTCCAAACCGTCTCGTAATTTACTTCAACTTTTTTGCTCATTTTGCACCTTTATAGATTGATATTGAAAACAATATTCACTCACATCACAATAACTTTCACATCGCATGTTAACTCCCTTGCGATGCTCAACGTAATGCTTTGAATTGTCTTTGAGTGCGGATATAAATGTCTCCGCTTCTTCTTTCAAATTGAAAACTCGTACTGCCGTTTTCCGTCCTTCTTTGCGTACTGCAAATTTCTCGCCACGATACCATCGTTCATCGTCAGTACATTCTGGCAAATCACCATCACGCGCTCGCTTATGTATAAGAACACGCTCACGCACAAAAGCATCAGCTTCCTCCGGTGTCCACATATTTATATTTTGAATATGAACATCTCTTTCGGGATAGCCTGCTACTCTATCTACTTGATGTTTTGACCAATCTTTAATTAGATTGATTATTTGTAAACCTGATATTTCGATACCATTTTGACGTGCCAACCATGCATATATATTTAATTGCTCTTCGTCAGCACTTCCACCATGCATGACACCATATACTTTGCGTGTCTTGTAATCCTGTATCACACGAGAGCCATCCTCCTGCGTTTCCTGCACATCTAGCTGACCTGACACCCGCCAACCATCACACGTTGCAAAAAACCTTTCTTCCGTGATGTAGCCGTCTGTTTCGCCCTGTTCGAGTATCCAATGAACAGCACGTCCAAACAGTGACCAGACCTCTGAGGTTACATCACGTTGAATTTGATCATCATAGTGATCGAAAAGAGCCGACATACGAGCAGGTCGCATAAGACCAGTTGCCGATATGACAGCATCGCCCTTGCTATAACTGTCGCGTTTGATAGCATTAGCTAGAGGTGCTGGTAAATTATGGGTATTAATATACTCCACGTCGTTCTCCATTGTTGCGATGAAAGGTAACAGTATGAGCGTAGATAAAAGACATGTCAAGCAGATTATTTATGGCGAGTGTTGCTCTAAAGCAAATAGCCGTAGGTTAGTGCATTTTGGTGGTAAACCTAGATTTATTAAAAGTAAAAAAGCATTAGTGTTTGAGCGTGACGTGCAAATCCAAGCAAAAAAAATTAGCCCAATGTTGGAAGGTGATCTCAAAATCGAAGCCGACATATATTATTCCTCGCGCAGACCAGACCTCGATGAAAGTATTATACTAGATGCACTTCAGGGTATTTGGTACGCCAATGATCGAGCGTTTAAACAAAAGACAATCAGAAAATTCTTGGACAAAGAAAACCCAAGATGCGAAGTAACCGTTACTGAGATTGATTGGGACGAAAAAAAACCTCCCGCAAATTAATGGGGAGGCTCGAATCTCCATCGCAACACGGAGGGCAAAAGAATCTGTGGAGGCAGAGATCATTTGCAAGAAGAATTTTACTGTGTTAATTTTAAATTCGCAAGCTGATCACGGCTAAATGTGGTGGGGGTAAAACTGACGGCTAATCCGCAAGTCTAATTCCTCAGACTTCCTATTTTCTATTGGGGGGGTTTGGGGGGGTTCACTTCAGGCTTTCCGAAGTCTAATAAAATAGCATGTAAGTTATTGATTTTAATGTAGTATCTATCGCAAAATGGAGAGGAAATGAAGAAATATAAGTTTAATGGTAAGGTAATAAAACTTACAGAAGATGATTATAACCGATGGGAAAAAGCATACAAAAACATACCAAATCTACAAGCGCATTTATTTTCACGCGATGCTTGGTTTGATAAAGAAGCCGAATATGCGCATAAAAAAAGATGGTATCTATCAACTGTTTCCTTTCTGGCAAAATTAGACGCACAATTTGCAAAAGATAATAAGCGAGATGAAATGGGAAGAAAAATTGACGATACTGGCAAAAAAGTTTTTAGGACATTGCCATGAGTGCCTCATTTTCAGAACAGCTAATCAAAGAAGGATTTAATCTACAATCACTGAGAGATGGTCAACAAAAAGTTATTTGTCCTTCTTGCAATCACACCCGAAAAAAACATAAACAAGAACCTTGTCTTTCGATGTTGGTCGATACGCAAGGTGCGCAATGGAATTGTCATCATTGCAATTGGACGGGGAGTGTCTGGAGAGATGATAGTAGTCAACAAGTATCGTTTAAACAAAAACCAAAGTTTAACGGGAACGTCCCAACGTATCCCTTATCAGATGAAATGCTATCTTGGTTCATCAATGACCGAAAGATTACTCAAGAAGCTCTTGATATTGCGGAAATTTGTTCAGCAGATGCATTTATTGGTGGTAAAAAACAACGAGCAATAGCTTTCTTACATAAAAAAGACGGTCAAATTACTAATATAAAATATCGGACGGTAGAAAAACAATTTTCACAGACCTCTGGTGGTGAAAGATTACCGTATTTGTGGCATTTAGTGGATCACAGCAACGAAAAACTAATAATAGTAGAAGGCGAATTAGATGCACTAGCCTGCCTATCAGCCGGAATAAAAAACGTAATATCCGTACCGGATGGTGCAGGTGACAAAAAAATGAGTTACCTAGAAGCCTTGCATAAAGAGTTTAAATCGTTTAAACAGATCGTATTATTTACAGATGACGACAAACAAGGAATCGAATTAAGAGAAGAATTAGCTAGAAGACTTGGAAAAGTAAGATGTTGGAAAGTGTCTTTACCGAGTGGTCATAAGGATGCAAATGATATGTTGATGCAGAACGGACAGGTAGCGGTACTAGATGTAATTGATAATGCGACTCCCTATCCTTTGAAGGATTTAAGAGAAACGCATGATTATGTTGAGGATGCTCTGCGCCTTTTGCATAATGATGTTCGCACCGGTCTATCGACAGGTATTAAAGCAATGGATGGCTCGCTTGATGATGGCGCAGGCGCTTATCGTGTTCGTGCCGGTGAGCTAACACTCATCTCTGGTGTGCCAAATGGCGGAAAGTCTGAACTACTGGACGCAATCATCTTGGGGTTGGCAAAGAATCATGCCCATCGTTTTGCAATTTGTAGTTTTGAAAATCCTGTAGACGAACACATTAATAAACTCGTGGCTAAGTTGGTTGGAAAGCCGACATGGGAAGTTGCTAATGGCAATAAGGTTCGAGATGATGAATGGTATCCTGCGGTTGAGTTTATACAAGAACATTTCTATTGGATTCGTAGCGAGGACGAGCCTCCTACAATTGAGTGGTGTTTAAACACAGCGACTAATGCAGTACAGAGGTATCCAAATCTTCGTGGTTTGGTGCTCGATCCTTATAATGAGTTTGAGCATAAACGTCCTGCCGGATATACCGAAACCGAATATGTGTCATTGATGTTGGCTTCGATAAAAAGATGGGCATCGACTCATGGTGTGCATGTCTGGCTAGTAGCTCATCCCACCAAATTGAGACGTAACATGGATGGAAGTTTCCCAACACCGACAGCGCAAGATATATCAGGCTCGGCTAATTTCTATAACAAGTGCGATAATCTATTAATCGTTGAACGCGACTTTACACCGAACTCACTCGAAGTGAGGGTGCATGTGAAGAAGATTAGGTTCAGGCAGTCAGGTAAATTGGGTGTGATTGAACTTAAATTTGATCCGAATACAGGGAATTATAGCTAAAAAAAGGGTAGGCATTGCCCTTGCCTACCCTTCTATCTCTTCATATACGAGCTTTTACGAGCTTACTTTTATGGATTATTATCAGAATACTCTTGATCTAGCTGATCTTGGATAAAATTGTCATATGCATCATCATCTGCGTATGGATCAGCATCACTCGTTGGTTCGGGTGGGTTCATATCTTGTTCGGGAACTTCCACCGGTCTGTTTATATTATAAAATAAATTATAGTCCTGATCTTCCGTATAATATTTATAGTGAACTTTTTTCATTGTCTTTCTCCAAAATTGTTTTGCCCACCTAGATTTTCCTCGTTTAGATGCGTTTAAACAGGAACTCAATCTTAGCGTTAAAAGATTATCACACATCAGAAACCTCACTCATGTATATACCCCTCGAATTTTTTTTCTAATTGTTTACGATCTACTTCACTTTTTACAAGCCTATTTATTTGTTCTTCTTTTCTTTTCATTAGTTTGTAAATCCATTGCCGAGAAACATTTTCTCTCCTTGCAATTTTCGTTATAGATTCCTTTTCTTTTACCGCTTGAATAATCCTATTACTTCTAGCAGTTGCTTCGTTACTTGCTGTTGGTTGTTTAAACGCATCATAGTCCTTCATCCTTAGAAGTAGCTGTGTCCGTAAAGTTGGAATAGCTACCCCTAAAAGATCCGAAATATATTGCAATGTTTTGCCTTCACGCCTAAATTTTTCAGCTAAGTTGTACCAATGCGGAGGCGCTCTCATGGCTTTTCATCCACTTCACTTTCTAACGCAACAAAGCACATTGTTCTACACTTCGATATGCTAATTAACAATGTCTCATCCGTCCCCACTTTATCGAAATCCATATCTGGATCATACGGATATTTGCCAGTAACAATACCTCCATTTGCTATGGCAAACATGTTGCGTGAATCTTCGATATGATCGGTAAGACCAAAACTTCCAACATTTAATAGATGCATTAGATATTGCATGTAATCATCCATATTACCCATGTGTGCTTCCTCGATTAATCGAGTAGCCATTGATGAGACACGCACCTCTTTGACTTTGGGAAACCAATACCGGTATCCACTGGTATTGAAATCATTTTCTTCATTGGGTTTTAACTTATAAAGTTTAGATGCACCTAATAAATTTTTTGCTTTATCTTTTGCTTTACTTTTTTCACTAAAGTTAATCACGTTGTCGCTAAAGAATTTTTCTTCGTCTTTGCTCATCTTCATACCCCTGCCCTCGCTTGATTACGTTTGTTAATCCAAGCATGGATACCCATGCTATGTTCTTCCGGTGTTACTTCGACATCATTGAAATAATATTTACAACCATCTTTAATGATATTTTTAGTCACCTCTCGTGGTGCTTCGCCTTGCAGTAATTCTTGAATGAAAAGATTTACTACGCTTGTCACCTCTTTTCTGGTGATCAATTTCTTCCCCGATGTGTTGAAACAAATGTTGTTTAAACGGTTTCTATCTTCATCGTTTAGCTCAATACTGATATTTGTTTTCATTCCTTTGCCTCCTTTTGGAATGGTAAAAGGTCTGGTCTTTCTTCTATCAAAGGTTCATAGTCCAAAATATCTGGACATGCAATAATGTATTCCTTTTCTCGACCTAGTAGGATGGAATCAATATTACCCTTGCCAATCGTCATGGTTGCAACAATAGGTGTCACCTTATCTGTGTTGAGATTACCTCCACACTTACGAGATACCTCCTCGTATAAAGAACTTCGATACGCAAAGCCCTCCGCTTCCTGCTTACAAGGTGTCCATGACATGCTGTCGAGAGATCGAGATACGGTGTTGTACCCTCGATAGACTTTGAGCGTAGAAGGTAGCTCATCATAATGCTTTTGCTCCTCCTCCGTCTGGGGGCAATCACCGCCCCCAAAGAAATCACGAAACAATTCGTAATCACTTTCCTCGACACCAAACTCCGACATTACCCAAAAGTCTTTTAGATACTCACCGTCAGATTCAAATTCATCTCTTGGTCTTGGCTGTGCCATTTTTACGCACCTCCCTTTTGTAATTGACCGCACTCACAACAAGCAAGATCAATAGTTATTTCAGCATTACAACACCACGAATAATTATTCATTACCCACCTCCTTGTAATTTTATAATATCTAAACCTATCCCTAACGCTATTAGAACCAAAGGTATTTTTGTTAAAGCATGATACTTCCAGAAATTATTATGTACCCATTTATTCATTATGACTCCCCTTTTTTATAGGCACACACAACAAAGTTATAGCCTATTGCATCTGTATCTAAATCTAATAGATCGGTAAGTAAATCAAGTGCATTAACTTTGTTTGATTCAGCGTAATCAATACCAAACCACACACCTTCTGGTACTACTGTCCAACCTTCTTTTTTTAATTCTTTTTTAGTTAGCATTGTCGGACTCCTCTGTTCTTTCATCATAATAAAATGCCACCTGTATACCTTCAATAGTTTCTATATCAGCAACTTCATCCAGACCAACTTTCTCTTGGTCAGATAAGGTGCTAACAATAACCCAATCTCTATGTCCAAAGTAATCTTCGCAATGATCATCTATTTGTTCTGTAATATCCCTACTCATACATTTCTCCTCAAATTCCAAGCTTCTATATTCTTCTTACTTGCTCTGCCTTCTGAAATATCATCTTCTCTATAGGAGTGTTCATATCCACTATAATTTTCTATTTCTTCTCCTTCTTCATCATCAGTAAGCTCTACTCTGTAGACTTCGTAATATCCACAATCGAAACAACCTTGAATTTCTCCTATTTCATCATCACTATAATTTTCTATATAGGCATTTGTAGATTTACATTCACTACAACACGAATCTCCAACTATATTACTCATTTAAACACCTCATTATTAATATTCATCATTATTTTTCTCCTTTTATTAAATAATCTTTTTCTACGACACCAATGTTTTTGTCTCCTCTAAAGTGAGGTTTAACAAACACTTTCTTACCGCTATTAAGCTGTCTTAAATGCTTTCTAACCGCATGAAATCTTTTACCATTACCTTGACCGTTGCCACCACTACTTGAGCCACTAGCGTACAAATCTACAGTTAAAACTTTGTGTTCCCATTTGGGTAAGGCATTCATAGTTGAAGATTTATATTTGCCAAGCTTATTGTAAGCTATTGGTTTTCTACCGCTAACAGATTGAGTCTTGGCAAGACTCGGATAAGATAATAAAACCTGTAGCCACATAACACTTTGAATAAGTGTTCGGTTCCACAACTGAACTTGATGAGAATTTTCATTAACAAATTCAGAAAATTGGTTAATATCTTCCCAAGCTTGAAGGTAATCATCAGCATTATTATCTTCAATAAATAAAAACATTGGACAGGGAATATGAAGAATTGTTGAAGTATTTTTTTTAGTAAAAAATAAATTTGCTTTTATTACTAAATCTCCTTCTTGAACTTTTCTTTTATATATTTTTTTTCTAAATAAAGTTTTTTTCTGTGTTAAGAAATCATTTTTAAATGAATCAGTTATGTCCTCTAAAAGCATTGATACTAAATTATCTTCATCAGTAAACTCAACATAGTTTTTTTGAAAAGGTAGAAAAGGTTCTATATCTTTTAAGACAGTATTAAAATCTTTTTCAGAAATTTCGTTTTGTAATTTAGCATTAATTTTAAATTTTGCTGACTGCTGTATTGAATTAGATATTTCTAACAATTCATTCCTGTAAGCATTGTGAAGAGTCATGCTTTGAGCACTTTTTCTAGCATTTAATTCTTTGTGCATTGTTTCTTTATCAATACAATCTCTTGTTACAAAAGTTTTTTCAAATTTTTCATAGTCATCATCCCATAATGAGGGAGCATGTATTAATTGCTGTAGTAGCTTGTTGTTTATAGTTTCATTCATATTTGTCTCAGGTTATTTAAATATTGAACGTTCAATATTTGATTGAGTTACAGACGATATATCCGTA